GTCTCATTGTAAGAAGCTGAAGATACATTTAATTGAGAAGAAGAAATATCTATTCTTACAGTATTAGTATCAGCAATCGTAGACGATACAACATCCCCAGTGTATTTAAGGGCACTCAGACCATTTGAAACAAGACCATAATTACCAAAAGAAGAGTTAGAGTTGGTTAAATCGCATCCGCCTCCGCTTTCACATTTAATCGCTGTATCACAACAAATAGTAAACATCGATACTAACTGAGCGTAAGCTTCATTTTTGATCTGAGCTCCAATACCACCTTGGTTATATTGTGTATATGAATCAACAACCATTGACTTAAATGGGCCGATACAATGATCCCCATCAATTCTTAGTCCTTGACTACCTGGAACAAAATTCGTGCAGTTTTGGATGTATGGAGACTGAGAGATGTATGGTGGGTCGGAAGGATTGAATGAGAAGATAGCTCCAGTATTGCTCGCGCCAGTAAATGACATGTCGGAAATATAATCTCCATTACTCACATAGAATAAATCGCCATTATTTTGTGGAGTTACTGTAACTTCTCTCAGTGAATCTCCAACTATTGACACTTGTGGGGGAACAATGAGCGGATTATCTTCAGAATAAGTCCCAGCAGATACTTTAATTACTGTACCAGCTGATGCGGAAGAAAGAGCAGATTTAATTGTTAGTTTAGAATTTTGAAGGCTTCCACCATCATTAGAGTCATTTCCGTCTTTAGATACGTAAATAACATTGGTTGTAGGAGTTGGAAACTTCCATTCTATTCCGGCCCCCGTAGAAACGAGATTTTGTCCCGATATGCCTAAGTTACTATTTGAATCCTTTATCCCGCCAAGAAATTTGGTGTTTCCAGTGATTGTATGAGATGCACTGATTGTTCTATTAAGAGAAGTATGAACATACTGAGTATGGTCATCATCTGCCAGACCAATTAATGTTCCATGGTCATTAATAGGAGTCCCCGCAGGAGAAGGTGAAAGAGATCTAATATCAGTAACATCTACTAGTCTTGATTTAGTAGAATTTGTATAAGAGTCTGAAGTTTGGTATGTAAGTCGATATAATGGTCTAAACTCAACAATAGGAAATCCAGGAAGGGCAAGTGAAGAAAAATCTATATCTTTGGCATCACTTAGATTTGTAAATTGATTTTGCCCTAAAATCCCAATAATAGGTGCTCTTATCTCGTTAGTTGCTATGATAAAAACTACTCCATATTTATTATTTGAGATCTCAGTTGTTGTCCAATTTCCACCTGATAGCTGATTATATTGTATTCTACCTCCAGCTGAGTATTTTACTGGAAATATTGTTGCGTTATCTCTTGTCCAAGATCCTAAAACTCCGTTTTGATAAAAAATGGGAATTTCGGCGTCCCCTATCAATATTTGATTAAATTCGCCTATGGCGGGAGTTGCATTATGAGTAATATTAACTTCTAAATCTTCGTCAAAAAATGTACCATTACCTATATCTATTGTTACATCAGAATCCGCTGATCCATCACCTGTAGTGGTATAGTTACTAATTGAAAATCCCTCTGCAATTACTGCACCACGGGTACGATGGAGATATTCATGGGTAGCCCAGTCCATGGCAATCCCATGGCGCTCATCGGCCACAAACGGGGCGGTGTTGGTGGCGGCGTTCCAATACACGTACGCCACCATGGCGTCATTTTCCCAATCGAAGTACGTTGTCCTGTAGCTTAGAACCCCGCTGGGATCGAAGTATATGTAGTACAGACCAGTAGCCGGAGAGGCCCCAATGGACACGCTCTGGGCAGAGGTATAAGTCCTCTTAATAGCTTTTGTCCAGACCGCGAATGATGCTGTGCCCGGGGAGGGGGCGATTGTAAAAGTTCGTGTTGAATTATCGAAAGAGATGACACTATGGGACCTACTAGCCACGCCCATAGGCTCGAAGGTCTCGCTGATCGAAAGAGAAGATCCGAGACTATCGTAGAGCTCGTTGATAGCGGCAACTGTGTTGGTCTTGGCAGTTGTCTTTAGATCGGGCAGTGTCCCGACATCTATCACCTTACCAAGGTTATCAATTACGTCCTTTAACTCCGTGCCCGTGCCCGCGCTCAGGCCATGACGCACATTAAACTTCTTAGCAGTTGCCATATGGGTTCACCATTCCCCCAGTTATATTTTTTCTATATCTCATCCTTAAACCAGTATGGCGGTCCTAAGAGCCCTTACTACAACGTTGTTAGGTATCCAGGAGTGTTTACGGAAAGTCAGCTGACATTCGCCTCCGGGTAAGATCTCTACATTAAACTCCCCAAACCCTCCCGGATCGGAAAGAGTGCTCACAGTGCCGTACTGCATCAGATGGGCACTGACACCATTATGAACAATAAGCATCTCGGATACCTCGTAATTATCATCAGGAGCGAGTGCGGAAACTTGGATAAGGAACTTAGCGGATCGGTATAATTGCGAGTCGAAACTAGCCACAACTACCGGATCGAAAGTTATTGTGGAGATGACGCCCGTGGAGACTTTAGTCTGTACCTTCGATCCAGCGGCACCATCGTAGAGGAACTCGTATCCTCCGAATTTGATATTAGACGCCAGAGCCAACTCCACAACGTTATCTGACGCTGTGCGAACTTGAAACGAGTTGGAATCCAGTCTACGGGCCGTGGCTACATTATCACTACTACCAACCCATACGTACCCCTGGGGTAGAGGGGGCTGACCTGTAAAAGCCGATGGGTTATTGACGACTATGGATCCATTCGTTGCATCTTGGCGCAAAAGTACCGCTATAGCCTGTATTCCTTTGCTTGTGAGCAAAAGTGGCGGGGGTGTAAAGGTCAATCCGCCATCCTCTCCTACATACAACACCCTACCTTCGTCGGCATTACCCGCTCCATTGGATCCTGGTAGAGAGGCTGTATTGAGGCCCTCCACTCTACCAAGAAAGACAACATAGCCCTTGGAACCGGGCGCTATGGCCTCTTTTGCCACCGCGATGGCGGGCATTGTTGAAGGTTCCCCTGACTCAGCCATGGCCACTTTTGCCACTTTGCCAATAACATCGTACCCCACAATGTATACAGGATGGCCCGCGGGGATGGCCACAGTGCCAGATGAGTTCTTGACTTCTACGGAGAGACCGGGTCCTTCCGGCTCGATAAGCGTATTACCCGCTCTCGCAAAAATCCTTAGGTTCCCATTGACCGGGTTGTGGTACACGTCCCAATGCCCATCCTCTATCTGCCCATCCGCCGGAGTAAAGCGAAGGCTCTTGTAAGCAAAGTTGCCAGTGGAGAAGTAATTGGCTTCCGCGTCAATCTCAATTTCTTCGTACGGTGCAAGGTAGACATTACCCGAACAGGCCACAGGAGTGATTCCATTAGAGCTCAGCTGAAAAGTATCGTTGGAGGCATTGACAACAACATAGTCCCCGCTGGTAAGTGGAGAGGTGGTTGTTCCGTCAGCTAGTTCCGGATACACGTAAACTTTCTCCCCCGTGAAGAGTCCGTGAGCCAGGTAGGTGAATATGTTGGATGCAACAGATTCAGTCTGGAATGGCGTCATCGTCTGCGAGACTAAGCTCACACCGTCAGTGCTTACATCCAGCTGAGCTGCGTTAACACGTACACCGTTAGCAAACTCGTCGTTCTCGTTAATAATGAGTCGGTTGCCTGAAGTGGTTGACAAGCCGCGCAGAGCCGTCTTATTATTTATCTTGATTCTCGCACGATCGGTGTGTACGTAGTCCTCTCCGTCCAAAGCATCCTTGAACTGATCCAGGTACCCCGTTGTCTTACCATATATCTCACCAACTTCCATCCACGCCCCAGCGCCACTATTGGCGGACTGATTCCACGTCTTAAGCAGGTACTTTCCGGTCCCAGCTGACGTATCCACCCAGCACTCCCCGTTAGATAGCTCGATGGGGAAGTCGTAGTCCGCAGCGGTAGAATTCGGAGCCGTTGAGCCAAAATGCACAGGGCCTATTTTCCTTATTCTCTGCTCTCCGTCCGCGTCAAGATCCCTTATAAAAAGGCCCGGCTCATCGGCGTGAAAATTAATCGCTAGTTCCCCGTCCTCTATATCAACAATTAACGGCCTCTTTGTGAAGACCGGGGAACGACGTACGCGAACTTTATCGCGTGGAAGTGTGATAGGTGTCTGAGTCATATATCACTTTAATCTTATAAGTAGCCTAATACTCTAGGCAGTCTATATCGTATAGGCCATCGTCATCTCGCTGGATCGCGTCCACAACGGCAACAACGTAATCCTCAACGTACTTCTTGTTTGCGGCATCAAGAGTGTGTATTGGATCCGCCACTCCACTAATCCTTCTCTGATTCGTATCGAGAGCCGGTCTCCAGGATTCTATGTTCTGCCCCAGGACCATATGACCATAGAACTCCACTCGGCCCGAAGTCCTCACTCTACCCACAGAGTTGGATTGGTTATCGACCCAGTGCTGGATAGTGGTGATATCGGGGTCGGTAGAGGCCACCAGTGTCAGAGGCACCGCCTCATTGGCACCAGGAGAGATGGTGTTATCAGCGGTGGTGGAAGGTTGCTTCATTACGAAGCCATCCTCAATCTCTATTGCGGCGATGAGGCTATCTACTTGGGCCTTGGAGTAGGTTTGTGAGCTAGTGTAGTAGTTTTGTGCAAGATAGGAGAAAATGCTGTCGTAGGATGCTGAGATCTTAGTATCTACTTCTGCCTCAGTGATGAACGCAATGAGCGATTGGCCTACTTTCGCTTCCAAAGCGGCTAAAGCGTCGTCCACCTCTTCCTTGGTGTATACGGAGGAGATATCGGCTTTAAGCTTTAGAAGTTTTTGTACCTCGGATTTGGTATAGAAGTCCTGAAGACTAGAGTCGCCCACAGCCGATTGTGTCTTTGAGTAGACGTTAGGCGAGGAAGAAAAAGTCTGCTGCTGGCCACCACGTAAAGCCTCCGGGGAAGACGGAAGGACTCTGTTTATTCCGCTATCACCACACGAGGGGGAATTTCCTCCTCCAAATACTTTTGCCATAAGTTACTCCTCTTGGGGCTGGGGAAGGGCATCTATCTCTGCTTGCGTTAGGACTTTGGGCGGGGTTCGGAGTTCCACACGTTCGTCTAGGCTCGGGACGGCAGGACGAAGCCTGTAAGGTACGGGCACCTCCACAAAATGTCCCTGGGAGCCCATTTCTACAACGTCGTATCCCAACTCCGGCTCCTTCTTCCTCTGGTACTCGAGGCATCTGTTTCGCCCCGTGGAAACACAGTATATGCGCTGCCAAGCGGGATCTGTAAGGTCGAATGTAGCGTAAGCTTTTAGTATGGATTCAGTGGCAGGAATGTTCTGAGTGGCGATATAGACGCATAGAGCATCTCCGCATTCCCCTTCTACGAGAACGATATCTCCATGTTTGTAGAAGAATTGTCTTCTGACCCGGGCTTGTTCCCACTTATCCGAGGAATTAGTCCTCAGACAATTTTCCAACTCCGAGATGGTGGAACATAGCGCTGCGCTCTGCTCGAAAAGCTCAGAGGACCAAGACGCGTGATACTCTCCCCACTCCTTATCAAACAGCTCAAGTCTGTAAGGTCTGTACCGGGCCCTCAGCTCCTCTACTGTGGGCAGTCCTGCTGGCTCGGTCGTCTCCACATGGCAAATTTTTGTCCATTTTGAGGGATCAAATTCTTTGCTGATAGAGACTATGTCTACGTTGGCCTGATAGACACCTATCCTGTAGCCATCATTCTCTATTACAAGAACACGGTCTCCTTGGTGGTAGGCCACAAGACTCATGTAGCTCGCCACACCCCATTTGTCATTAGTCTGCGAGAGCAGAAGATTAGGAGTAAGGTTGCTAATCTGCCAGGGGAACTCAATATCCCCCCAGGATTTATACAGTCCTTTTTGTGGATTGTAAAACGAGTAGGTATCAAAGAGCTCTTTGATACTCATCCCGCAGGTATTTATATTGTCCCTCAGACAGCTCTTATCTACAACATTTCCCTCGACATTAAGCTCCTCAACAGCCGATTTCTGCTCGTCGGAGGGTTGCTCAAAGCACCCCCTAAAATAGAGGTTGGAGAGACTCATACCTCAACCTCCGTGACGATATATCAGTTGTAGGTGAATGTGTCCATCACGAACGTAAGCTCGAGAGTGGAAACGTTTGAGGAAGTGCGATCAGCTGCACCGAAGTTCAGACTTGTCATCTGAGCATCGGGAATGGTGATGGTGCGCTGGCCGATGGGTTGAGGATCTTCGCCACAGGAGACGGGAGTCACAGTCAGAGTAACAAACTCACAGCCATAGGACTTCCAAAAATCGACAATATCAGCGTGCTTCTCGGGATCGAATGGCACCGAAATGGTAACCTCGGAGAGTGTGCGTGGCCCCTTGAGATTGAAGATACGACCGCGAACACCATCAGCGTACTGGGAGGTACCGGCGGTATCACGAATTCCGCTGAAGTTGGTGAAATAGTGCTGGAAGGGGGACGCCTGGATCCAGAACTGCGATTGCGTTACCGGCTTGTAAGAGAGCATGATGGGATAGCTTACACTTAGTTCTGATGATATTTAAACTAAGCCCATCTCGCCGAATTACATAAAGTACGGAGCAAAGTACTTCCAATAACCAGCCGCTCTACAATCTAGCACCACGCATTCCTTATGCGCCACCGAGCGGTTGAGGCGATAGATGGAGCGATACAGTTCCAGGAGCTTGGTAGTATCGCAGGTTGTCATATCTTCCACAACAATAGCGTTCTCGAAAACATGCAGATCCATATCGAGGTTGCTTAACGCCATCGACTGCTCAGGGCGTAAGTACGGAACTTTCTTCACTTCTTCGATAAGCCGACGGCAGCCATGGGCGAGTTCGCCTGGCGATGTGTACTCGTCCACACGAACGCGAGACGCGGAGGCCTCGGAGTCCCCGGTGTCAGAGATGATACGCTGGAATCCAACGTCGTCGAGTGTGCCATCGAACTTGGACGCGATGATCTTAGCAATCTTATCCTTCTTGGTCTTATCGGATTCATCTCCCACCTCGTCGTATTCGCCCTCACCCTCGGCAAAGTCGAAGAGCTTGAGGAGATCGGATTGGTCCGATCCGAAGGCACCCTGAGATCCGTTAGTGGCATCGGCCATCTGCTCTGGGGTTTTAGGCTCGGACATCGGCGCAGCTCCGGGCGCCCCAGGAGCGCCAGGGGCTCCGCCCATCATCGCTGACATGTCCACTTTGCCCAGGGACGGGATCTCGAGCTTATCCCTCACCCAGTCAAGGTCCTTGACCTCGTAACCGATCGCTTGCAGCTGAGTGAGCATCTGAACAACCTTTACGGGGTCTTCTCGCTGCTCTAGATCATCAAAGTTTCTACGAAGTCTAGGAACAGCGGCGCCCGGATAGTTAAGCTCAACAATCCAGCGCACAAGCGTAGCGTTAATCGTTTCGTCAAGCTCCTCAGAGAACGCTTTAGCTTTACGCATACGAACCGAGTCGGAGACTTGGTCCCTGGCGTAAGAACCAACATTCCCCGTCTCCTGGCCCACGGTATTCTCGCCGTTGAGAACAAAACTGATCTGCTGATCGACATACTCGATAAGTTTCTCGTAGACTTCCGCTCGGCCCTGGCTCTCAAGCCAGCTGATGTCCATCTCGTCGGGGATAACAATAGCGGTCTCCTGGCCCAGGCGCTGAAGCGCCGTGAAGAGGGACTGGACCTCCTCGTCCGGGGTGCCGAGCGAGAACTTACCAACCGCGGTGGGAGTGGTGTGCTTGTCAGCGTACTGGAGCCAGAAGGACATCAGTGTACGTCTGAACTCCACAAGGCTGTAGAGCTGGCGTCCCAGGCCGGTGCCGTAGGGATCCATGAAGTTGCTGTACGCCCAGTGCCTATGGATCACCATCGACCTGAGAGGTAGCGGAATACCCTCCACGGGCGAATCCACAGTCATCAGGCGTGGAGAAATCGTTCCATCTTCGTTGAGAACAAACTGGAACCGGCGCGGATCGCGGATCTTAACCTCGGAGGGGACGATGTAATTTCCTTGACGCATCCAGCAGATCTCGCCGATCGCGATGCCGAGTATCATCGACTCGCACATGCCACGGATGAAAGTATCGAACGCGGAGTTGGAGGTTACGAGCATCTCCTTGCCGTAGGCCTGGCGGGTGTTGGTGCCCATGCGCTTCAGAACCTGGCGAACAAACTCCGCCACCTCCTCGTCACGGTCAGAGGTGCTAGCCGGATCGACTTCCCACTTGCGCTGAACAATCTCCCCTGTGATCTTCTCCCAAGCGGCGATAATGTGGCTATCGTTGAACAGCCGCATGTACTTCTCGATCGCCCGTGGGCCTCCGCCACCCTCCTCGATGAGGATGTCGTCGCGGCGGGGTAGGATGGTGCCGGAGTTGAGGTACGGGGTGGCAGTGAAGGCGTAAGGATCAGCCTTGTAACCCGCAAGGCCTCCCTGAGCTACTCCTAGGCGGAAATACCTATCGTAGTACCCTGTTTTAATGTGTTTCGCCGCTCGACGATCCTCAGCCATACCCCTCACTCGGTCGAGTTGTTGTCTTTTGATTCTTTAAACTCGGAAGCCGAGGACCGATCAACGTAGACCACAGGGGCATCTAGGATGATGTTGTAAAGCTCCTGAGCGCTAAGCTCGCCATTGTTAAATCTCTCTATGGCCTCCTCCGCGCCATCTACTATGACAGGCTGGGAGTTGGTGAGGATGTTTACCCCTCTTTCCACTTCTCCTGTGCTTCCCGAGTCTCGTGCTGAATCGTCGCGAGTTGTTTCTGCCATTTTGTTTCGTAGGAACTGAGATAGGTATGCCACTTCTTAGGCCATTCACTTGGCGTGAATTTGTGTTCAAGCTCTGAGGGACACGAAGTGGTGAATACCTTTCTCAGAGCCCCCACCCCCGCCGCTACGAAGTTAAATCTGTTCTTTAAGTAGTATTTCTCGAGTGTGCTAAGCGGAACGTGGGGGAAGTTCTTTTCAAACTCGGAGAAGAGCGGGGAATTCTTTATATCAACTTTGGACTCCTCATCGGCCTTTTGAGACACGTAGAGGTACGACTCGTCAAGAATATCGGCGATCAAACTGGAGTTAAAAGGACACGACTCGTAATCGTTGATTTCCTTCCAGAAGGTCTTGAGGGACTCGTAAGCGGCGATGATGCTGTGCTTTGAGAACTTCGAGAATCTCTCCCTTAGATCCTTACGCAGAGTCTCCACCAAATGAGAATCTGAGGCCTCCGGCCACTTCGCCACACGGTGGGAGCATCCGCTAGCCCACAGAAATGCCAGAAGCAGAGTCTTAATCCTGCCCTCTTTGAGATCCTTGAGTGGGATGATGTTATTCTCCTGGAGATGGGCGTACCACTGCTCGAAGAGCTTTGTCGAGCGTTCATTCGCCCCCTCCCAGACCTTGGTCTTAGAGATAAGACCGATGTGCTTATCCGAGCACGCCCCGTAGGAGGTCAGTTCGTTGAACTTCCTGTCCTCGTCGCTCGTACCTGTCTGAGATGGGCTTCCACCACTCCCGGCGCTCCCCGATCGCTTTGAGGACAGCCTTAGCTCCTCAAGTCTTACCTCATGGGCAAATGTCGCCTCGAGCCTCCAGCGATCATGATCGAGAAGTCTCTGAAATTGATCCTCAGTCAGCTGAGGTGCCAGCGCTAGTAGGCGATCCAGTTCCAAGCTTTCTTAATGCTACGTCTATAGTACTAATTATATCCTTATATGTCCAGGTGTCAACGATTTTGTTAAAGATCTTTGGATCCATGCGACGCAGATCCATGCCTTCTCTCAGAATGTAGTTCATGCGCTCCCAGATGGACTGACCGGCCTCCTCGTAGAGGAACAGAACTGGGCCGGAATCTCCTTCCATTCCCTCGATCACGGAGAGAGCCTTGAAGAATTCCGAGAGAGCCGCGTTATCGTACCCGCAGAATACGACAAAGGAAGCTGATTTGATGGCGGCCTCGGTAAGTCCCTGGCGGACTTTTAGCTCCACTCCATCTTTTTCTGTTAGCATCTGCTCCAGATGCACCGCCATCTTGTTCAGATCTGAGGAATTATCAACTGCTCGTCTCTTGATCAGAATCACCGAGATTTTGGATTGCATAGCTCGTGGTAAGTTCTCATAGCTTTAAACCCAAAGTTTAAAGTTTAATCAGATTTATCGCGTCCATGACTTCAGCGCTTTTCGAGGAGATCCGTATAAATGCCCAGAACTTGGTATCGGAAAGCCTTGTTGCTTACGAGAAGGAGTTTGGCAGTTTAACCACGGATCTCTCACGTAGGAAATTCCTAGATTCGGGGCTCGAACTCTTGCGTAGGGTTATTGACAGAGTGGAGGCCAAGGACGAGATCTCCATTTTATCTTTCAAGGAGATCTTGCTCGTAGTAGTGCTTGATCTGGATTTTAATACTGAGGCTATGAAGAGTCTACTGCAGTTTGTAGTAGAGGGGGTTATCGAGTTTATTAAGAAAAAATCGAACTACGACGCGAATCTCACACGTATACTGAATACGTACTTAGAACTATTTTATGAGAACGTCGATAACTTGGGCTTCTACGCCCCCTCCGAGGCGGTAGATATACTACAAGGGCAGCCGGAATATCAGTATTCCGAAGCTCTTTACTCGGTCCTGCCTAAGGAGCTAGACTCGACTACTAACAGAGTGTATACTCTTTTCCCGAAAGCCCGCTACTGGGAAGCGTTCTCGTCCGCTAAGGATGAGGAACTGTACTCTCCTCTCGGGTATAATAGATTTGCTAGTAGTCTAGGGCTCTCCAAGTACAGCATACCGCTCTCCTACGACTACTTAGTTATATTTAACGGCGAACTGTACAAATTACGCCCAAACGTTACAAACCCGACCCGCTCGTATTTTGAAGAGTCGGAGTGGGTTAAGTACGTCTCCAGAAGGCTAGACCAAACAAAATCATTTAGAAAAGTATTCCAAGATAACATAAGATCGGCTTTTGGAAAATTCACGGAGTTTGGCTTCGACTCCAACGAGATTGTGTCCGACTCCTACGTGTCGGAGTTTTCTGACATAGAAAACGTAGACGAGAACCTGCTCTTCTCGACCTTTGGCGGAGAAGGAAAGCAGGTGGTGGAGTCTGTAAGGCAGCTCAAAGAGATCACCGACGCCTTCGGATCCTATGAAGGCTCTCCCGTAGGTGGTGTCGAGTACATAGTACGATTCTCCGAGTACATCTTAGCAGCGGGACTGGGCAGAAACACTCCTGAGATATTCGATTTCACCGACGGAGACTCCATATTCGGAAAGTTCAACGTCATATTCAAGTCCGGAACTGTACCCAATAAGATAGCTGGACTAAAATTCCTGAATGGGTTTGGGTTGTTAAAATCCTTTGCTCAAGCTCAAACACTTCCCGAAAACACTCCCGTATCGGATAGTAGAGTGGTATACAATCCCGTATACTCGCAGTTCAGTTCCGGACTGGAGGATAGGTTCGTGTCTTTGGAGACTCCCGTTTCCTATCGCGAGCCGGCAAGAGTAGATCTTCTACTGTATGCCCTTGAGAGTATATATAAGAGATGTTTGCTGGTGGGTGACACAGTCAAAGCGGTCCTGAACACTCTAGACGGAAATGGTCGTGCTCCAGGCCACGAAGGTCTGGGCTCAGTAAGTACGCAGATGCGCGAGTTTCAGCGGGTATTCCCACCAACATCTTACTTCACAGGTCGAGAGAAAGGCCCGAGCCCTGGAGCAGGGCTAAGTGGCTCTATTAAGTACCTACTGGATAACTACTCCAGGTTCTCATCGGCGGTGATTCGTCCTGTGCTCCCCGGAAGGTCTTTAGAGTTTTTTGGGCCCTGGATTGAGCGCATAAATAACAAACTGGAGGAAGTTGTTCAGACTCTGAAGAGAATAGGAATATCAACATCGGAATTTCTTCCCAACATCTTCTTCAAGGCTTACGAGGCAAATGATAAGAACCTGATTGGGCTTCTAAGTTCCCTTGGGTTTAGGGACTCGGAGATCAATAAACTGCTAGAAGTGCAATCGTTCTCGCAGTTGGTCGAGAGTTTCGCTCCGCTGACAGACTCGTCGGATCTAAAGTCGTTTTTTAAAGCCTACGAACTCGCACAGCTCGTGTACGAATTTGGCGGCCAGGGAGCCGTGGATACGTACTTATCTTTCCTATATAGAAACAACGAGCTGGACTCTCTTCTGAACATCCTTGATCTCTCTCAGAAGGATAAGTCAAGGTTAACTTACGTTAATCTTGAGAGGTATCCCAAGCTCATAGGACTTCTCATCGGTCTGACTTACGCCGTAGATCCTTCGCAACTTGTCAAGTTTGAGAGGATTCTTGGTCAGAATAACCTAAGCCTACTCGAATCGATCTCGTATCTTTACCAAAATGGCGAGAATACAATCATAAAGGATAGAAATGAGATTCAATTCCTACAGCCTCTCATCGAGCAGATGATCACCGGGGTCTATAGACCCGATGCCCTATCATCGCCCACCGTCCTATACCCCCAGGCCAACGCAATAACCCCAATCGCTCTAAAGCAGTGGACGAAGGTCATTGGCGACAATCTTGGCCAGATTGAATCATCAAAGGTACTCGAGGGTCTCTACGATAGGGCTAAAGGTCTCACTCCTAAAGAACTATTCTCCGTACTCAATGGCCCCTCCTCCAACACCACGCTAGGGCACGTGCTCGACGGGTTCTCGGGTGGGTCCTTCACAGCCTTCCTGAGGTACGCCACGCTAGCCGGACTAGGTGTCAAACTCGGGAACTACAAAAACTCGTATCAGATGGACAATTTTAAAGTAGATACATCCTATGAGTTTTATGCGCTTCCAGAATTAGTGGTCAATCTCGAAGAGCTGATAAAGTACATATCGATTATCAAAACAATATTTAACGCCCAGCTCAACTATAACTTTGAGTCGTCATTCGGCATCTCCAACCTTCTAGAGCCCCTGGTTCTGTCTCAGAACAAATCCTACGAGACAATGCCCCAGATAATCTCTTCCATCTCCTCCGGGGAGAGTATTCCGTCACTTACAACGATAGCGTCCACAGCCTCTATCGTGGAGTCGCCCGGAATTGGAAACTCCAGAGTGCCTAACAGGGTCCCCGTGGTAAACTCTGTCACTCCTGAGCAGGCGAGGCAGATCTCTCAGTACTCATCCCAAGTTATGGAGCTGGGTATAGTAGACGAACTGCCGATCAACTTCATCAACAGATTTATCAAGTTCTCCGAAGCCAATCAGTTGGCAAATGGAATTGTTACCTCCGATGAGGTAAGAGAGCCAGAGCGCCTACGTGCTTTACAGAAAAAGTTCTCCCCAGCAACAAAATACGAGCAGGATGTAAGTTCCCAGCGTCCAGCTCAAAAACCTTCTGTGGTAAAAGAGATCTATAAAAAGCTCGATGGAGATCCCACAATCAATACGGACGTCCTAGGTGCTAGTTACGTATCCGGCAAAACTGCAGTCGAGGTCTTCGATCCCGTCCGATCCTGCCAGAGGTTCGGGGGCTCCGAGTGCGAGGCTCTGTACGCTGAGTCGCAGGAGAGGTGCGTCACGGGGTTTAACAAGTCGCTCTTCCCGGAAACCTACCAGGAGATCCCGGGGTCATCACCATCTAGGGTCAGTGTAGACAGGCCTCTGGGAACATTTAGCGAGTACGTTCCCAGCTCCATGATGATACCTGGATCTTCTTTTAAGGACCCACCGGCGTTCACCAATCTTCTTCCACCCGGAACTTCTATTGGGAGGAAGGGGGAGCCAGTGCTGGAGAACCTGTTCTCTGAACCATTCACTCGAGAGTACGGGGGATCGGAGCTTAGTGAGCTGGGAAACACGGAATTCGGTGTGGTGGAGTTTATTAAGGCGAACTTAGAGAAAAATAGCGAATTTACATGCGCCACGTTCGATTCTCCATTCTACTATCAGATCTGTATGAATGTGATGAAGTGCAAGAGATTCTCTCCTCCATATAACGGTGAATATCACTTAGATTTCTGTCCAAAAACCCTGTCAGGAGGCAGACTAAAATGAGCCACAGAGTGCAGACTTTTTTTAAGGTTGTCAAAGGATCCCGCGAGTTATCATTCGGACCTAAGTCCCCAGGTAACTTTAACTACGTTAACTTTGGGAGAGGCCCAGACTCCAACGAGGAGAACCTCTCCGTCCTCATGAAGCAGATGAATGACTCGTACCTTCTTGAGATAACCAAAGACAGAAAGAATACGGCCCCGGTAGAGGAGCTAAAATTAACCAACCAGGACATACTTACCTGGGAGGATTACTGGATAGACGCGGAGACCAACACTCTCGTGGATCCTATGATTAAGCGTCTGAACCTTCAGAAGAACAAGTTGGTTCATGCAAACTTTAACGTCTCCAGAAGTACGCTGGAACGCCTCAATCTTGAGGGAAATCTCAATATGAGGGCGGTGTTTATTGCCAACTCCCCGAACCTGGAAGTTCTCAATCTCTCCAACTGTCCGGGGCTGGAGGTAGTGAACTTGGGTAATAACCGAGCGATCAAAGCGCTTCTTGCTAGAAACTGCGCTCTTACACCTCTGTCCCAGGAGCGCCTTCTTAGGGACTTTAGACCTGTCATCACATCCTCATCGAACAGGGAGTTCTCGATGTTCAGAAAGGAATACGAGACGCTACTCGATCTGAGAGGCAATGAGATAGACTGGTCGAATAGGCGGATCGCGTCAAAGATCAGAATGCTAGTGTGTAATAACTGGCTGGTACTGTGGGACAACCCACCTCCTCCGAGTATTATTCCACCCCATATGTACGCGTTCTTCACCAGTAGTCTTGAGGATTCTCTGATTAAAGACTACTATAGCAGTTGATAAGCGGAAAAGTAAATGGCTGATTTACGTAGCAGATTCATAGAGGACTACGCGGGGGGCCTGCTGAACATCGCGAGACAGGAGCTTTCCACGACAGGGGAGGTACTTGCTCAGGACGGATTGACATCCGAAGGGACTTTGTTTGTCGAGGATGGCACCGGAACCAAGAGTGGCCTGAAACTAGGTGTAAGCTTAGCCGAGGTTATAGACCCAACCACGGAGCTCGGGATCGTCAATGTAAGGTTTGCTGATAGGACCTACGCTAAGATTCGCGATCTGAAGATCTTCTCTACGGCCATAGCTTCGGCCCAGGCTGCTTTATCGGAGGCCACGTCAGTCTCTATATCGAATCTCGAAACCGCTCTTCAGCTCGTAGAGGACGATATCAGTACAGTAGAGCAGAATTTCCAGAAAAATCTAAGTGAGGGACAGCAGCAACTGCAGACGCTCTCTCTAACTCAGAGATCTCTTGAGGAGAAAGTTACCTCCGCGGTAGTAACTGTAGCAAATTTAGAGCAGAGAATCAAAGCTCTAGAGACACCTTCGGTGGATCCACCGGAGATACTAGCTATACCCACCGCCCTCAACTCATTCTACTACTCCGGTACAATAGCGATCAATAACGCTAATGTCACGGGTACTGGTACCGCTTTTGATACTCAGTTCTCCGTAGGAGATACGTTTGTGGCCATGACATCGCCTCCTTCTCCTGGAATACCCGAAGAGGTGGAGTTTACAGTGACAGGGTTTGATTCGGCGACGCCAGGTACCTCCATGACCGTGATCCCGACGAATAAAGTTGTCGCCCCCAACACCAGGTACAGACGTAATCAGAATCTCGAGCTAAAATCCAAAGTCAATGAGATTATAGCCGCGCTAAAATCCCTAGATCTCATCGTATAATTCTTCTATTATAGAGTCTATAAGCTCGATGTCCACCCTGATTGAGTAGATAGGACCGACTTTCTTAAGGATAAAGAACACAACACCTACCGACTTATCCTCTTCCGTGGGGAACAGAGTATCGAATATCTGAATATATTTTCCTTTTCCCCCTATCATCTGATACACTGTCTGGGGATCGAATATCCACATGCAGTCGGATCTGTCTGCCGTCGCTACATACAAAGCAAAAGGAGTCCTATCAGCTAGGACTTTTTCTAAGCACCCTAGAGTCTCCTGTAGATCTACAGTGTTCTTAAGTGACTCCTTAAGAGCTTTTTTCTCGGAGTCGGAGTTGAGAGTCATGCTACTCTCTCCACATCTACCCCAAGCTGCTGAAGAACATCTAATCCCTCTGTAATACGGTATCTATGCTTGTAATACACTTTTTTAATCCCGCTTTGAGCCAATAATTTTGAACACTCGGGACACGGAGAGTGAGTGCAGAAGATCTCAGCTCCGTCCACGGATTCCGTGGACTTGGCCATCTTCACAAGGACGTTTTGCTCGGCGTGAAGAACAAATGGCGAGGTCGTTCCGTCTTCGAGCTCGCATACATTGGTCCTGAACCCACTAGGAGTTCCGTTCCAGCCATGAGCTAAAATAGAACCATTTTTTACGATTATAGCGCCCACCTTAAGTCTCTGACACTCTGAAACCTGAGCGAATCTCTCCGCGATATCCATGTACGCCTCTATTAGCCTAGGTTTCATAAAAGAGTCTGTATCTGTCTTTATTCTATCACACTTTAAAAGACCGTGTCCCTCCAAGTCCCAATTTGTTCACGATGTGATTGTTGACCTTTCTAAGAAGCCTTTTGTCCTCCTCTCCGAGGAAGATCAGGCCGGTGGGCGTAGGATCTAATTCCGGTTCTGGTTCCGGCTCGTGCGCAACCACCAGCTCCTCCTCCAGGATCTCCTCTGTCTCCTGAGAGGATAATCTACGTCTCGTAGTGTTACTCATCTGATTCTATTTCTACGGCAGGAGCTACATGACTGATAGGGGCTCTTATCCATCGGGGTGGGGAGCTGCTCCCAATACGACTCGGTTAGACCCGTGGCCAGCTTAGACGGAGAAGGTTTGGAGGAATGCTTTTCCGCCCACTTCTTCCAACTGCTGTGCTCGGACCTACTTACGTGATTAGGGAGGTTATCCATGGCTTTGCCTTCAGCAGTACCTTAAACGGAAGCGCCTCCCACCTCCCCGTAGGGCTCATAATTCTTACCGGGCACCTCCGAATCCTTTTTCTCCTCGAGCAAATTCTGGGCCTCTGGGATGCCGGCCAATCCCGCTACGGAAACATCTGTCCATTGCTGCCACCCCCACATATCCTCTGATCCCACCGCGTGCGGGATCTGGGGCTGGGAATCCGCTGACGCAGCGCGAGAATTACGTAGAGGTCCGGGATTGACTCTGTTGGATGTTCTAAGATACTCCGACTGGGATAGTTGCTGTCGGACCAGAGAGGTGATCTGGGTGTCCGTAGTCCTGTAGTCAGAGCTGGATCTGAGCTCCTCCCACTCCTCGTGAGGATTTCGGTTAACAGCCATGGACCTCTCTCCTTCTATAGATAATTTTAAACAAAGGGGTTTAAAGAGTGGGACACATAACAATCCCTCCCATGGCAGTAAGTAAAATGACAAGGGAATCGTCCTCTTCAGCGAGCATTGTGGAAGCGGATGACGATCTCTTTGACTTCGGGGATCCCGAGGTGATCTCCGTTGAGGTGTCTCCTGGTAAATTCCTCACTCTTAAAGAGCCCTCAGCTAATGATCTGATCGAGATCTCGAAAATTTCCGAGAATAAGAACATCGGGGAAGTAGAGGCAACACTGCAGACGATCTGCATTCTCCACGCACCGGACGAGGGTAAGCGCAAACTCTCCCTGAAGGATGCTAAGAGGCTAACAGCAAAGCAGCTTAAGTTGCTCGGTGGTGCAATCAACGAGCTGCTGGGGATGGAAGAAATCGACGATGTAGAGGAAAGTAGGAAGTAATGACTCTATCCGTGAAACGGAATAGCGATTATACCATCACGGTTATCGATTCTAAATTACGGGAGTTACACTTCAGAGATATAAAGGGCGCCGATCTGGAATTCCTGGACTTCATCATGAAGGGAGATAATGATCAGCCAAAAGAGGTCGATGTAGATGGGATTATCAGTATTCTATCTAGACTGTGTGTGAGAAAGTTCGATCTTAGAAACCTTACTTATCGTGACATCGCTAAAGTCTTCGAGATCGTAAAAGAGAATATACTATGCAATTACATGACTAAGCACGAGTGGCTTAGGAGATGCTTCGGGATACAGAACGGATCCTTTAGCGGACTATCCGACATGGAAGAGGTCCCCATGAGCAAGTTTGTGGTCATGGTACAGATACACCAGCAGGCTCTAGAGGCCATCAATAACAATCCCTGATGACAGATTCGGAAAGACTAAAACTCATCCTCATACTATGCTCCATCTGCCTTAGGAGGGATGTGTCGGATCTCAAGGGGTTTGTAAGCGTAAATTCGCGATATGTAGATACGCCGGATTTTAATAAGATTCTAAGGAAGTCGATGAGAATTTTAGAGTTTAGGAGGTGCGGAGCGGTATCCTGCCCGGACTGGCTGATGAATGAATTATTCCAGCTCTACAAGATGGACGAAACCGACTAAACAAGTTAAAACCCACCGTTTGTTTAAGGGCTATATTGAAAGATATGGTGTCTTCAAAAATTTATGGCCAATCCAATCAGAATCAATGCTGCGACATTGAATCGGCCGGGAGTCTTCGTAACACAAACCTCGACAGGCTCTCTTCCACAACCTATCGCAACTCACGCGGTGGGATATATCTTCGGTACTACCCCCACTGAGGATTACTACAAGGAAGATGCTATTAGCGCCTATTCCGATCTTCAACCCTACGTTCCGACTCAGATCGGATCAGTTGATGATTTTCTCAGCAGAATCGGAGGAAAGCCTCCTGTCGGTAACAAAGGAGCCCTGGCTACATACGATAGCGTAAAGGCCTTCTTCGATAACGTTGGCGTTAATGGTATTCTCTACTTCACCAGAGTTACACCAACACCGGAGACTGTAATCAATATTGGTGCGTCGACCGCCGGAACGACCTACAATGCCTTTGCGATCAAGGTAAATGGTCGGTATTTTGGTACTCCCATCGGAATCGACGATGCGGACGGAGTTGAGATTCGTGTAATCACAACTACTGCCTTAGATCAGATCGATAACGCCAGAGATATCTACACGTACCTCTCCGGTAATGGCGATAACTTCGCCGACTTCTATCGCATCGAGCAGGACGCAGCTGAGGCTCTGGCAGGCAAGTTCAGAATCTTCTCCAAGGACTCCAGAGACCTTCCTGAGGTACAGAAACTTTACGCCTATAAGTTCTCCAATAGTGAGTATGCCCAGCAACTCGACCTGCTTGCTCAGGCCGGCGTTGTTACTCTGTACTCCTCTATTAAGGACATCAATTTCAGGTGTGTGTCCAGAGACCAGACTAACAAGCAGGCAATTCTGCATATCTCCGGAGGCCAACTCAGTTCCTTTGCGGCCACTAAGAGCTACAACGTAGCCACTCAGCAGTCTCAGATCATTAAAGAATTCCTCATTGTCCAGGGATTCTACACTGCCGCTTCGGCCATCCCCGACGATAAGTACATCGCCATCTCAGTAGACACCAGCACCAACACTTCCAAGTGGGCCAATGCTGACGCTGCCTATTGGCAATACGATCTGGCCACTACAGCTTTTGCTAAGCTTGTCAACGGCTCCAGCGCAGCGATTGTACCTAGTGGCGATCCCACAACCCGCACAGGATACCTTCCCGACTCGGTTCAGGTATTCTACGTGAATGTTGCCGGGGAGAATAGGGCGATTATCATCGACGGTGCTGATCCTGCAGAACTGACCACAAAGCTCAAGACCGCGATCGAAGCGATTCTCGCCGAGAAAGATCTGGATTCCTACTACACGGTAGAAGCCGGAACTCTAGACTCCGATACCACAAGCGGAAGAATTAGCGCCACCAAGTACGTTCCAAACAACGGTCTCGATACTAATGGCGAACTCATCTCCGAAGCCGGTGCTCCTTACATCCGTCCAGAGCTCACTGAGTTGACAGGAACCCCAACAGCCGCGGAGAAAGCCGCCGCTAACGGATTCTACTCGCACGATTACGTTCTGAAGATCAGAATCACCTCGAAGAACGGAATCAGTTCACCAGTGTATCCCGGAGTGAACAGAAGCGGAGCGATCGACCCCAACGTTGTTAAACTCCCCTCCGTAGAGCAGAGCTCCTCCTACGAGTCGTATAAGCTGACCTCGAGCGCCAAGGCCAATGACTTTGTCTACGCCATCGAGCAGGGAATGGAATCGAGAGCATTAGCCCCTGGTTTCCTCTTCGCTCCCGAAGCCTACACCGTGCTTGCCTACGAGGCCGGAGTCGGTGACTTTGCTAGCCAATCCGAAGCCCGTCAGGAACGCTTGAAGATCACTCAGACACTCGTCAGAGCTGCTGAAGGCAAGATCGGAGTCACGGAAGGTATCACAGGAACCCAGCACATCGCGCTCATCGACTGTGGCGCCGACGAGACCTCTCTGGTGCGTGTTCAGGACGAACTGGATCTGATTAAGAGCACTGTCGGTGTTCCTTTCGGCCACGCCGCTTACTACGCTCCATACATCAAGAACCTGGACGACCGCTATGTTGCTCCTTCGGGCTTTATTGCCGGTATCGCCTGCTCCAGGTACATCAACGAGGGCTTCCAGCAGCCTCCTGCAGGAGCTCGTTATCCTCTGCGCGGAGCCATCGGACTCAAGTTCGACATCTCAGCTCAGCAGCAAGAAGTTACTTATACTCTGGGACTGAACCCTATCCGCTCGCTTCCTAACAGAGGAATCGTGGCATGGGGCGCGAGAACTCTCTCCTCCAACCCTCTGTTTAAGTTTGTAAACACACGTGCCATCCTTAATGTCCTTATTGACGTTATGGGACGCAGCTTCGACGACGTTCTCTTCGAGCAGATCGATTCCGCAGGAACTGTGTACGCCAGAGTGAAGTCCATTGCTTCTCAGATCTGTGGTCAGTTCTTCCGTCAGGGAGCGCTATTCGGATCCAGGCCTGAGCAAGCGTATCTGGTTGTTTGTTCATCGGCAAACAATAACGCAACGGACCTCGAAAACGGCACTGTAAGACTCGACGTGTACGTGGCTACAAGCCCAACTCTTGAGCGTCTGCTTGTGACCATCGTCAGAACGCCCGCTGGTCAGGTAGCTCAACTGAGCGATTCCTTCTCCAGAAATGAGGAGAGATTTAGCACTCTTCTCAACACAACCAACGTATTCTGATAGATGAAAGAACACGTACTCAATCGTAAAGAACCTCTCTCGGAAGCACAACCTAAAAAGGTCGTGTTTATCGAGATGTTCAGAGCGGGCCCTCAGATCTCCTCTACGGGCCAGAAGCTCGTATTTACGGAAAGCGATTTGGATCAGGTGGTGGGGTCTTATGACCCCATTCACCACGAAGCCCCTCTGATTATTGGCCACGATCAGCAGGACGACACTCCTGCTCTCGGGTGGGTACGTAAGGTCTGGAGAAAGGGCAAAGAGCTTTGGGGTAAGGTAGAACTTACCCCCAAGGCCGAACAACTCATCAAAGATGGGGTGTTCAAAAAGGTTAGTAGCTCCTTCTACCTCCCCGAAGCTGAGACAAATCCTACTCCTGGGAAACTCTCCCTACGTCATCTTGGTTTAGTTTCAATTCCGGCCGTAAAGGGACTTACTGCTTTTTCGGAGTTATCCGAGCAAAAAACGATAACAATTACCCCCTCCGAAGGGGAGTCTTCTATTTCGTTTAAAGAACATTTAGGAAAAAATCAAACTATGGCTAGGAAGAAAACCAAACCAGAAACTCCCGCTTCGGTTAGCTCAACAGTTGAGCACACTGAGGGTGGAGGAATGACCGTTAATATCAATATCGGCGGTGGCGGCGATAAGGCCAAAGCCAATGTATACGACGATAGCGGTAATCAGATCTCCGAGACCGGTGCTCCTGCCGAGTACGACATGGAGTACGGTATGGAATCAGACATGGAAGCTGAAGCTCCCGAAATGAGCATGGCCGACGACTCGTCCGATGATCTCGGTCTTGAGGATGGCGGAGATGACATGGGAGGAGATGCCCCTGAAGAGGGTGGTGATGACGCCGCTGCTCCAGCCGATGACGCCGGAGACGACATGGGTGGCGAAGCCCCCGAGGAGCCTTCTGGAGAGGGCGATGAGGGTCCTGGCATGGACACCGAGGATATCTCCGGTGACATGGAGGGTGATGATCAGAAGATCGCCCAACTCGCCTCTGAGTACGAAATCGAAGAGCTAATTAAGGCTCTAGCTCTAAAAACTGATGCTGCTTCCATGATGGAAGGTGAGGGAATGTCCTACGGTGAGATGCCCGAAGGTCTCAAGAAAGCTATTGAGGCTAAGAAAGAGGGTAAAGATGACGAGGACAAAGAAGAGAAGGAAGATTCCGAGGATATGGGCGAAGCCGTGAAGGAGGGCGAAAAGCCATCCGAAGCCGAGCATCCTACCTCCGAAGATGTGAAAGGAGCTGAGGAACCCAAAGGAGAGCAGGTCTACGCTGAAGAGGAGACCGAAGAGAAAAAGGAAGAAGAAGAGGAAGTAGCCGATAACGGCGAAGGATGCAAGGATTACGAAGAGGACGAGGATGAGAAGAAGAACGCAGAGATGATGAAGAAGAGCGACATGTCTGAAGAGACCGCATCTGAAGAGGCTACAGGAACTCTGGATCATAGCGAATCCGCTATGGGAGTTCAGGGACAGAATGACCTTCAAGCCCGGGTAGCCGAACTGGAAGAGGAACTTGCCAGACAAAAGAAACTGATGAGAGAGAAGGAAATCTCTGATTTCTGTGAGACTCTCTACGGTGAGGGTAAACTGACTCAGCAGATCGTCGCCAAGACTGACCTGGTGAGATTCATGGAGACTCTCAACAATAAGAACTCGGTGAACTTCTCCGAGACAGGCAAAGCCTCCCAATTCGACTTCTTCAAGGGTATCCTGGGCAACCTGCCTTCCATGGTAAGCTTTGAAGAGTTCGCAACACCCGCATCTGCTCCTAAGAGCAGAAAACAGCCAACACCTTCGGCCGATGGGTACGTCTACGACCCCTCAACCACGGATCTCCACGCTCAGGCGCTGGAATACGCGGAAGAGAAAGGCGTTGAGTACACCGTTGCTCTGAAGGCCGTCCTATCCAACTAATAAGGAGATCTAACACATGGCTAAAGACCCACGTTACATGTCCTTTGACCACCAGTATGTTGAGACTGTAACTGTTACCGACAGCACAGCTCTCACCAACGGTGTCGAGGCTCATCGTTTTGTTACGCGCACCGGCGCGTATCCCTCAGCCAACGGTTATGCCGCTGGCGTGAATGTATACCGTATCTACGGCCAAGGCGAACTGAACGCCAACGGCTACCAAGTGGATGACGGTTCGACCCTGGTGTACGAAGGTCAACTGAATCCTTCCACCACACCTTACAAGCCTGGCGTATTCCCCTATCAGGGCCTGGCTTCAATCGTGACGACTGGAATCGTTATCGTTCAGGTAGCTGCTTCCCAGACCATCGTCGTCGACTCACCGATCTTCGCTAACGCTTCTGGCCAAGCCGTAACAGGCGCTGCTGGAACCGGCAAGATCGTCCTCGGTCGTGCCCTCGACGCCGCTACAACCGGCGCAGGTGAGACTGCTTATGTTCGTGTCAAGCTCGGTAACGAAGCTGGCGCGGCTCTGGCTTGATAATAGGTACTAAAGGAGATTAACAATCATGATGAATCTTGATCAGGTACGCGTAATTGACCCTATTCTTACGCAACTAGCTCAAGGGTATAAGAACGCTGAGGGTGTAGCTACCTTCTTCGCTCCTGCGGTATCTATGAATACTCGCGCCGGTCGTACCCTGGTATTCGGTAAGGAAGCTTTCGCGGCTCAGTCCTTCCTCCGCGCTCCTGGAACTAACATCCAGAAGATCCAGAACCAATTCGGAACCCGTTCGTTCGCTCTCCGTCAGGAAGCGGTCAGCTGGGAAATCGCCGAAGAGGTCGCCGCTGAGGCCAAGAACGGCGCTGCTCAAATCGACCTTCGTCAGTTCGCTGCTAAGGACGCCGCAAACCGCCTGATGCAATCCTGGGAGATCCAGGTTGCCACCGCTGTAACCGACACCACTCAGTACGAGACCAACAACGTGCTGAACCTGGCCACCTATAATGGTGGTGCTGATCAGTTCAACAGCCCAACTGCTGACGTGGAAGTGCTGATGGACGACGCCAAGGAGCAGGTCCGCAGCCAGATCGGTGTGTATCCCAACAAGATGGTGATCTCACCTGACGCTTTCAACGCCCTCAAGCGTAACAAGCGTATCCGTGACTTCATGCAGCGTGGAGTGCTTGTCGATGAGAAGACTCTTGCCCAGATCTTCGGACTCGACGAGATTCGCGTAGCCCGTCGCCTGAAGCTGAATGAGGCCACCGGTGCGCTGGAGAACATCTACAACAACACCGCGATCCTCTTCTACCATCCTTCCGCCTCCACAGACGGCTTCATGCCTGCCCTGGACGCTAACTATGGTAACCCCGCTTTCGCCTACACCTACACTCTGAGTGGTTATCCTATCTCCACTCCTGAGCGCTTCAACATCGAGCGCAGAGTGTTCACCGGCGACATCCTTGTCGAGCGTAGCTTCGAGCTCGTCGGCATGGGTGAGAACGGCAAGTGCGGTGCTGGTTTCATCTTCCAGAACCCAGTCGCCTGAGCCTAATCAAGCTTAGGAATCAAGAGGCCTTCGGGCCTCTTTTTTTTT